CAACCCCACTATCTCATGGCCAGGCGGGAGACATACACGGCGGAAGTGCCCGAGCCTGTTTGTCTGTTGACCGCCGGGGTGGATGTTCAAGCGGACCGTTTGGAGGCCGAGGTTGTGGGGTGGGGTCCGGGCGAGGAAAGTTGGTCGATTGAATACCGGCAGTTTCTAGGGGAACCATCCCACCCGGGAGTCTGGAGGAACCTGGACGAGTGGTTGCAATCACGTTTCGAAACGGAGGGGGGCAGGAGTCTCCCCATTGCCGGTGTGTGTGTGGACTCCGGTTTCCAGGCCCACCTAGTTTACGAGTTTGTAAAGCCTCGGCAGCCCAGGAACGTCTTTGCCATTAAGGGCATGGGAGGATTCGGCAAGCCCATTGTTAGCCGGCCAAGCAAGTCCAGTGTTAAGCGAGTCCACCTCTACACCATCGGGACCGACACGGCCAAGGAGTTGATTTATGGAAGGTTAAGAATCGAGGACCCGGGGTTTGGGTTCTGCCATTTCCAAATTGGCCAGGGATATGACGAGGAATGGTTTAAACAATTGACAAGCGAGAAGGCTGTTACCGAAACCAAGCGCGGGGTTAAGACCCGGGCCTGGGTTAAGAAAAGTGGCGGGGCAAGAAACGAGGCCCTGGATATTAGAATATACGCCTATGCTGCTTTGATAATCCTAAACCCCAACCTGGATAAGTTAGCCCGGGCAAAGGATGAGCCACCCAAGACCGACGAGGAGAGGAAACCCAAACGGCAAAGACACCCAAAAGGGGGCGGTTTTGTTGGGAATTTCAGGCACTAAAAAAAATATAAAAAAAACACCAAAAGGGGTTGACAACCTAAAAGCTAACAGGTAGGATTTCCCCATGCGCTACGTTAGCGAGGAGTTAGTCCGGAACACCGAGACCGGTGTTGTTATTAACATCGAGCGGGTCGTTAGCCCAATCGGCATGAAGAATTACCGTGTTGCCCACAGGGGCAGTGAGTTTTTCTTTGCATCAAACTGGGGAGCCTTTCACAAGGCCAAGCAGTTAACAAAAGGGGAGGCATAAGCCTCCCCCCAAACCAGACAGGAACAAAATGACATCAGGGATAACAGTTAAGGGCAAGGCTCCGTCTTTTATAAAGAAGGAGGAAATGCGTGCCATTGTTTTAGGGACCATTACCGTTATGGCATACCATGGTTATTATTTGAAACGCCCCCAGGAGCCGGTGGTGGTTAGCATCTCCTACAGCGACAGGACTCTAGGCCCAAACAGGTTGACGGGCGGAAAAAATGGAGGTTGGGCCATGCGCGGAGTTGGCTATTGCGTGATTAGCGGAAGGGTTCGCAATAAGCCGGCATTTACCACCCTTTTAATCCACGAAACAATTCACCTGTGCGCCTCTTTTGCAGAGAGTGACGAGTTCATTGTTTCAACAATGACAGACCGACTTAAACCCTCAATTATCGAGGTGGCCGATGCGCTGGCAAGCAACACTTACCGGAGGGCAGCCTTTATGGCACACACCAAGCCGGGAATGGCATACCACAAAGAACCCGGGCGAGATTGCTACAATGACGACCAGTGGCGCAACAAGGCGACAACGAAAGGGACAAAATCCAAATGACACGGAGAACAATGTTAAAGGTGTTGGGGGCAACCACACTCTCCCCCCTCTGCCTGGAGGCTAAACCGGGCAAGGACTACCAAGTTAAGTGTGGCAAAGAGGTTGCCAAGCAGTTAAGGGAGTGGGACGGGTACACGGTCAACGGGCAGGGTGTGGAGTTGGACGTGGACGAGGTGGACAACCTTTACCACTTGGCAGAAGCCCGGGGGTGGTGGAACAGTTACGAGCAACGCCCCCATGGCGGACATTGGCAAGCAGCAAACCAAACCCCGGAGGCCCGGGAACAGTACAAGGCATTGAGCCAGGAACTAGACGAGTTGCAGTTGTTCATTGCCTTACAAAAGAAGGGAAACCCATGAACGAACAAGCTACAACAACGTGCTTCAATTTGGCCGGCTTTTTCCATGAGGGAATGCCGGCGGCAATTAACGAGTTCCTTGGCGTGGAGGCAATCGGGAGGGAGGTGGTTATTACCATCCAAAACAAAGAAGGGACCCGGGTGGCGGAATTGGTGTTTGCTAACGTGGAGGCCGAAAGACCGGACCACATTATTTTAATAGACGAGGGCATGGTGGAGGGGGGTGTGTCAGGCGCGGCAAAGGGCAACCACCTTAACTGACGTGGCTAAAAAACCAATCAAGTGTCCCAAGTGTGGTGCCAAGTTGAACCTTGGCAGTCTCATGGGGAGCAGGACAAGCGAGGCCAAAAAAGCATCCTCCCAAGCCAATGCAAGCAAACCTCCCAAACCGGGTGCCCGTCCAAGGGGCAGACCTCGCAAGGTGGATATTTGAAACACACCATTCCGCCCCTACAATCGCCACTAAATGGCGGCGACTGTACCGACAATCGAACCTTACGAGTTAATTGCCGGGGACACCCTCAAGTTTAACAAGACCGTGGTGGATTACACCCCGGGCGATGGGTGGTCCTTGGATTATTCCTTTAGAAGTGACACCGGCACGGGGTTTGACATTGCCGCCACCGGCAACACCTCCGCCGGTTATTTTGAAGTCAACGTTACGGCGGCGACCACCACCAATTACACTGCCGGCACATACGCTTGGCAAGCCTACTCCTCCAAGTCCTCGGAGCGATTCCTGGTTGACTCGGGCAAGCTGGTTATCAAGGCCAACCTCAATGCCCTAGCCACTTCCGCCACTACAGACCAACGGACCCACGCAAGGGTTATGGTCGAGACCATACGGGGCATCCTGGAGGGAAGGGCCTCCTCGGACATGGAGAGTTATAACATTGGTGGCCGGTCGATTAACAAGATTCCGATTCAGGAATTGGCGGACCTCCTGCAACGCTACGAGGACAAGTTGAAACTGGAGGAGGCCAAGCGGCAGACGGAGAACAAGCACGGCACCGGGAGACTCGTAAAGGCAAGGTTTTGAACATGGGTTTAGTTGATAAATTGGCCAAGCGGTTTGGGTTCGTTCGGCATAAAAAGAGGAGCTACAACGGGGCAAACGTTTCCCGGCTAACCAGTGATTGGTTAAGCCCAACCACCACGGCAGACGAGGAAATTAGGGGCAACCTAAAGAGGCTCCGGGGACGGTGCCGGGAACTGGAACGCAACAACGATTATGTCCGCCGCTACCTGGACGGNCTGGAGAACAATGTACTCGGTGCCCATGGGATTGGTTTGCAGATGAAAATAATGGACCAACCNGGNNANCCGGACCGNNNTGCCAACTCTGCAATCGAACAGGCTTGGAACANNTGGGGCAAGGCTGCCAACTGCACCCCCACCGGCAAAATGACGTGGCGGGACTTGCAACGGTTGACCCTTCGTAGTTGTGCCCGTGATGGGGACGTGTTGGTCCGTATGGTTCGTGGTTACAACAACCCCTTTGGTTTTGTCTTGCAGATTATTGAGGCGGACCGTTTGGACTCGGAATATAACCAGACCCTCCCCAGCGGCAACGAGGTAAGGATGGGGGTGGAGTCGGACCAGTACGGCAAACCGGTTGCCTACCACATCCTGGAAACCCACCCGGGGGACACCTATTCCTCAAGCTACGGCAAAAGGCAACGCATCCCGGCCAACGAGATTTTGCACATATTCAACCAGGAGAGAATAAGCCAAACCCGTGGAGTCCCCTGGATGGTCTCGGCAATGACAAGGTTGCAACAGTTGTCCGGCTACGAGGAGGCAGAGGTTGTGGCGGCCCGAGTTTCAAGTTGTAAGATGGGTTGGCTTCTCAAGGAAAACTCCGAGGGATACACCGGGGAGGAGGACCCGGCGGACCTCAACGTTTTGATGGAGGCCGAACCGGGAACCATTGAGGAATTGCCCAGCGGCATGAAGTTTCAGGAGTGGAACCCTTCCCACCCAACGACAGCTTACAAGGACTTTGTTAAGACCTGTCTCCGTGGCATCTCCGCCGGCCTGGGTGTGTCTTACAATATGTTGGCAAATGACCTGGAGGGTGTGAATTATTCAAGCATCCGGGCAGGGGTGTTGGAGGAGAGGGAACATTTCAAAAAGGTTCAACAATGGTTCACGGACACACTTGTTGGCCCGGTTTTTGAGTCGTGGCTGGAGTCAAGCATATTGGCAAACCAATTCCCATTTAACATAAATCGGTTTGACAAGATGAATTCCCCGCAATGGAAACCAAGACGGTGGGCATGGGTGGACCCGTTAAAGGATATCCAGGCCAATATTACTGCCGTGGAGAACGGACTTAAATCCCGGAGAGCCATTGTTGCCGAGAGTGGTGGGGACGTGGAGGACGTGTTTGACCAAATTGCAATGGACCAACAATTGGCCGAGGAGAAAGGTTTGTTATTTGGCGACGATTTGAAACAGCAACTCGAACCCGTACCCTTGCAATCAGATGAGTGAAGTAAATGAAGAGCGGCACTTGGTGGATGTCCAGGAGGACGCCACCACCTTGACCATCACCATGGAGAAGAACCCCCCGGAACCGGAGGGCATCACCGAGGGGGACGATTTAGAAGAGGGCGGCGGGGAGAACGCTGCCGACGAGGAAAAAGACCAACACCGGGCCGCCATGGTTATGGCACACCGTTCCATCCAGGCGGAGGCGCGAGCATTGGAAGAGGACAACGTGGTGGAGTTGGCCTTTAGTTCTGAGATGCCCGTGGAGAGGGAGGGCTTCATGGAAGTCCTCGACCATTCCGAGGGAAGTGCAGATTTATCCCGTTTAAATAACGGGGCACCACTTTTGTTAAACCACAACACCGACGACCAGATTGGTGTGGTGGAGAGTGCCAGGGTTGACGAGGACAAGGTGGGACGCGCCGTGGTGCGTTTCTCCAAGTCTGAAAGGGCGCAGGAAATTTACCGGGACGTGAAGGACGGCATTCGTCGGTTAACGAGTATCGGCTATTACGTCCTCAAGACGGTGAGGGAACGGGCGGAGGAGGGTTTGGATACTCTCCGTGTCACTCGGTTCCTGCCGCTAGAGCTATCCGTTGTGCCGGTGCCAGCGGA